AAATTTGCTCAAGGCCTATTTGCCGGATTATCACAGAGGGAAGCGTATCAAAAAGCATTTAACACAAAGAACATGACAGACAAAACTGTTGATGAAGCTGCCTGTAGGTTGGCTAACGACTGCAAGATAACTGCAAGGTTGGACGAACTCACTGACGAACTCAAAGAGCGCAACATGGCGACAGTTGAAAGGGTATTGGAAGAACTATCCCACATAGCCCATGATGATATAAAAAACTACCTATCATTCAAAACAGAAAAAGTATTTGTCGGTTATGATTCTAAAGGGTATCCGGTATCTGACTATAAAACTGTTGTTGAACTAAAAGACAGTGAAACAATAGACACCAGGGCTATATCTGAAGTATCGATAGGCAAAGATGGCCAGTTTAAGTTTAAGCTGTACGGTAAAGACAGTGCCCTGGTCAATGTGGGCAAACACCTGGGCATGTTCAAGGAGAAACTAGAACTAAGTGGAGCAATGGTCATATTCAAGGGAGAGGATCACCTTGAAGATTGAAATTAACTTACCTGAAATAGTTGGTAAAGGTTATGCCTCATTCTGGGGAACTAAAAAGCGATACAGAGTATTAAAGGGCGGTCGTGGCAGTAAAAAGTCTGTTACTACTGCTCTTTGGTTTATATACAACATAATGAAGCATGATAAAGCTAATGCGGTGGTCGTCAGAAAGACATTTAACACTCACAAAGATAGTACATTTGCACAGCTTAAATGGGCCGCTAAGAGGTTGGGAGTATATGACAAGTGGAGGTTTACCTTATCACCCCTTGAAGCTGTATACATACCGACCGGGCAAAAGATTCTATTCCGTGGGTTCGATGACCCGTTGAAACTGACATCTATCACGGTTGACACCGGCGTATTGTGTTGGGTGTGGGTGGAGGAAGCTTATGAGATTGACAATGCTGATGATTTTGACACGTTCGACGAATCAATCAGAGGTGAGATGCCCGAAGGACTCTGGAAGCAGGTCACTTTAACTTATAACCCTTGGGTTAACTCTCATTGGACTAAGGACAGATATTGGGACAATGAATACCCGGACACATTCAGACTTACAACAACTTTTAAATGCAATGAATGGCTCGATGAACAGGATAGGGAAAAGATTGAGGATTTGGAGTTCACTAATCCCGAACGATACAAAGTTGTCGGCCTTGGTGAATACGGCATTCCAGGGGGGACATACTTCGATGAGTTCAGGACAGACATCCACGTTATAGAGCCATTTCCTATCCCTGAGCATTGGCGCAGGTACACGACCAAAGACTACGGCTTAGATATGCTCGCTAATTACTGGATAGCTGTTGACACCCACGGTAAAGCGTATGTGTATAAGGAACTGTATGAATCCAACTTGATTATCTCTGACGCAGCCAAGAGGATAAAAGAGGTCAACGGGGACGATAAGATATATGAAAAATACGCCCCGCCTGATCTATGGAATCGCAGACAAGAGACGGGCAAGAGTGCGGCTGAGATATTCGAGGATAACGGAGAATGGCTGACTAAGGCCAATAATAATAGAGTGCAAGGGTGGTACAACCTGAAGGAATGGTTGAAGCCTTACAGAGACGAACAGGGCATTTTAACGGCTGATTTAGTGATATTTAAGAACTGTGTGAACCTAATTAGGACCCTTCCACAACTTCAGCATGACGAGAAGGACCCTAACGATGTAGCGACTGAACCGCACGAATTAACGCATGGGCCTGACGGAATTAGGTACTTTGTAGCCGGTAGGCCGACACCTACACCGAAGAATATTGAACAACCCAAACAAAAACTACTCGATAAACTCGGCATGAGAGAACCGCCGAGTTTTAAGACTTTCTAGGGGTGATGTAGATGGGATTCAGAGAGACGGCGAAAAAAATAAAAGACAAACTCACTAAACCGAGTCAATACGTATACGACATGTCCACCAAAGATGCTAGGGAGATGCAGGTCAAGCATGATTATGAGTATGCCAAGACCGAAAAAGCCGAGATTACGAGCAAGTTTATCGAACTCAATAACTATTACAACAATAAACACTACAGCCAAGACCAATTAAGAGAACTTGCTTCAAAAAGAGGATGGGCGTTCGTCCCTCCGGTGCTCCCCGACCCTTATATTCAGGTCGAGAGCCAGATTGACCCTGAGATACCACAATTCCAATTCAAGGGCAGAGACGACGATTTGGACAGTGCAAAAGCCAAACAGAGGCAACAGGTGGTTGAATTTGTCGTAGACAATAACGATGTTGAAGAATTGAACCTCGACAACGAACGGTCACTGAATGAACTAGGTAACGCCAGTTGGAAGGTCTCATTCGACGGCAGTATAAAAGGACCCGGGTTCATCGGTGAGATAGTTATAGGCAACCCTGACCCTGCGAACATATTCCCTGACCCATCAGCCTACGATATAGACGACTGTGAGTGGATTATATATGCCTTCAGGATGCACCGCAGAAAAGCCAGAAGGATATACGGCGAGATAGTCGACGAGATAACCAATGACAATTCCCATTCAGATACGGAGATTTACGAGAACACCAAAAAGAGCGTAGACGACGACACACTGTTAGTTATCGAATACTGGTACAGAGACGACGAGGGAGATGTAGCCTGCTCAACTCAGATCAACAACATTGAAGTCAAACACATCCCCAAATATTGGATTAACACTGCCGCATCAGGGAACAAGCTATTCCCATTCGTCAAGTACGGCAAAATTCCCGTTAGAAAAGCGTTCTGGGACAAAGGCGAGATAGAGGCAATAAAAGACCTTGTAGACGCTGCTGACAGGGAGTTTATGGATGCCTTAATGAATGATTCCTTCGCCGGTAACGACATTATCCTCGAGGAAGAGGGAGCCTTTGCCGACAACTTTGTGCCCACCGCTCTCCCGGGAGCCAGGTGGAAGGTTAAGCAGAATAAAATAAACGCCGTAAAACGCTTGGGAGGACTCAAGAATAGTATTAACTCGCTCCCGATAATCGAGTTCATCCACAGTAAGATTCAAGAGACGAATGGAAATTTCGCTACAAAAGGCGCGGAGCCTCAGAGGGTCACTACAGCAACTGGCTTGGCTCAGTTGAGGGAGGACAGGAACGCCCGTGAGACAATTAAGAAGGCCGGTAGGTTACAAGGATTCAAGAGGCTGTATGAACTCATCGACTGGACGGCCTTGGAGTTCTATAACCAAAACCGGATGATTCTTGTTAGAGGTAAAAAAGAGGGCGAACCCGACACATCATTCCCATTCAACAGCAATAATATCCGTGTATTGGATGGAGCAATGACCGAGCAGACGATGGAGCCAACCTACTACTATCCCAAGATTGACACCGTAATCACCGCAGGGGATGGAATTAAACAGTCCAAGGCCTTCACGTTAGCCGCGACCCAAGAACTCGCCAAACTACCCATAACGCCTGAGAATAAGGGCATTGTAATGAGTATTATAGACATACTCGACCTGCCGAACAAGAAGGAACTAAAGGAGAGTATAGAGACTGCTATACCTAACATGCGAAGCGGAGGCATCCCGCCCGAGGTAGAGCAATTCTTGCAGACACTTCCGCCTGAAGTGCTAGACATGGTGATGAGCCTGCCCCCCGAAGAACAGATGCAACAGGTTCAAACGATGATGCAGGTTCCACCTGAAGAACTTCAGATGATGATAGATGAGATGTTGGGAGGTGGTATGGGTGAAGCAGTCTAAAGGCAAAGGGATGATGGATAAAAAAATGCAGAAAAAGATGGGCAAGAAGGGTAAAACAATGCCTGAGATGCCGAAACTTGAAAAAGCCATGAAAAACAGATGTATGTAGCACTCATTGAGTGCTTTTATTATGCCCTTGGGCTGACTACGCGGAAAGACGTGGAATCTATGGTCGACGGACCTTAAACGGGAGGATGTATGTTTAATTATCACGTTCCATTGAATCTTCAGCTGTTTGCAGAAGGCGACGACGGCCTACAGTCGGAAAAGACATTCACCCAAGAAGATGTTGAGCGCATCGTTGGGGAACGTTTAGGGCGCGAAGGCATCAAGGACATGAAAGAGATAGTCGAAACATTGAAAGAATTCGGCTACGAAGGTTCTCCCTCGGAAATCAAGGCCGCTGTCAAGGCGCAGGCGGAAGAGTTTAAAAGGCAGACAGAGGAATACAGAAAACAGGCTGAACTCGAAGCCTTAAAAGACGAGGCGAAAGAAACGGGCACGACACCTGAACTTCTGAAAAGGATTGAAACCCTTGAGAAGAAATTGTCGGAAGCTGAACAGGAAAAAGAAGATAAAAAGAGGCAGGTTGAGACCGAGAAACAACAACAAGAAGCCTGGGACACTCAGGTG